TGATAGAATCTTGAGCCATAACACGCACTACTTTGTCGATTTTATTTGCAAGCGCAGCGAGTCGATTCTGTTCACTCTCGTTTTGCGCAATCTTCTGATTTGCCTGTTCAAGCTGCGCTTGTGCTTTGACGATTGCTGCTCCTGGATCAAGCTCTGCACGAATAATACTTTTAACTGCTTCAATCAATTCTTCATCTGACTTAGCCGTCTGATCGCCTGGTAATTCACGAGAAAAGATTGTATAAGGTGATTCACGATGAATCACGACTTCTGTTGTATCGAATTTCAACCATTTGCTTCTTACTGTGTATTCTGTTGCCATTGTTTATTCCTCCACAATTCCTTCTTGTTGTTTAGTTTCAAGTTGTTTTTCTAGTTCTTCACGTTTTTGCACTTCTTCTAGGTACAATGCCTGGAAGGTTGATTTCTCAACTGTTAGTCGTGCTACGTCTTGTGCAATAATTTCTAATGCATTCATGCTAATTTCCTTTCTAGTGTCTCAATTCGTTGAGACAGTTCCTGAATCGCTTTAAGAGCGATATTTCCAAGTCTAAAATCGTCTAGTGCTAAATTCTCCCCTTGAGAATATACTAAGCTACTGTCTAATTTCTCAACATCTTGTGCAATCAATCCAACGTTTGTATAAGGTTTCTTATAGCCAAATTTATCAGGCTTCCAATCGAACTGCTTAAACTCTAATTTTTTCACAAAATCAGTTGCTTCAAAATCAGTGTCTTGAATGTTCACCTTCAATCTCTTATCCGAACTCGATGGATCTGGCTTGAACCACCACGTACCCTTAGTGTTTGTCCCGTCATTTACCATCAACTGTCCATAACGTGGATCCCATGCAATGAAGGACACACGAAAAACTCCTGGGACGGGTTCCCCAAATCTGAAATTGGAATTGATTGGCAAACCACTCATTGGTTTTCCGTTAAATAGGTTACAAAGAGAAGTCAATCCCTTAACTGTTAGGAGCGTGTCTGATACTGATTCTCCTATTAAATTTCCTCCGTTCCAATTAGGAGAATTATAAATGAACATTCCTTTTGGAAATTCGCCAAAATTCTTACCAAGCAATTGAACACCAATACCCTTGCTGGCATTAAATGTCTCGGGAACATTGATTTGTAGGCCACCGTATTGAGTCGGCCGTAAGAAGCCATTATCACCAATCGTAATTCGACTATCACCTGTTATCCTAGTACCATTAATTTCAGCACCTCGAATCGTTCCACCGTAAATTCGATCACCGCTTAAAATACCTGAGCGAACCTGACTTGCATCGATTGCAACGCTCTGAACACGGTTGATAAAGGCTTGTTTAGCAAAGAGCTGACTCAAGTAGGCTTCATTTGCCACCAGTTTGTTGAAGAAAGCCTGGTCAACTTTCAGCTTCTCAGCTGTGACCGCTTCAGCATCTAAGATAACAGTAGTCACTGAACCTGCTTCAAAATTGGCTGTCTTCAGCTTATCAATCATAGCGGACTTGATGACTGCTTTATCAATCAGGGTTTCGCCGGTAATGTGGGTCAATTTCCCGTCAAGTCGATTATGACCATTAGCGCCAAGATTGAGACCCGAAACTAAAGCACCAGCACTGGTCAGATTTTGTACGGCCCATGAGCCAGCTAGTTGAGTCATTTTTGTTTGCGTTGCTTCAAGCTTCGCATTCGCATCTGTGACTATATCTTCTGGATGTGGTTGCCATGGGCGAGGCTTATAGCCCTTGTACAAATCTACTTCTGTGATGTATAAATCAGCAGTTCCTGATAATGAACCGTTGTTATCGAAACGAATATAGGCATTATCCATTTCTCCAGAATTAAATGTGATTGAGACGTCTTCGCATTTAGAAGTAGATAACTTTTTGCTATCAATAACTTTTTTTGCTATGGAAAAATCACTGGTCTCGCCTATTTTTCTTCCTAAAATGAAAACGTCGTAACTTACGAGAGCGCCGTTGTTAAACCCTCGGAAATTCAGCACATAATCAGTGTTTCGTTCGAGTTCAAAACGAGGACTATTCAAAAAAATATCGCTTTGAGTAGAGTTACTTAAACGCATAAGGTCTTTCTGACTATTGTGATAAAAGCCATGTTTTACCAATCTTCCCAGATTTTGTTTAGACGTCCATTCGTTCATGCCATCTTTGAAATCACTATTCTTAACAAGGTTAGGACCTCCTCCACCGTACTTTCCGACTTCTACCTGGAAGATTTGGTTAGTCACAGCCATGCGAGCGACCCTATTCGAGATGTCGTTCTCATTGCTACCGATAATGCGCTCGTAGAGTTGACTAGTCTCTTGCACTCGTTGAAAATCCGTTTGGTTAGCCTTGCCAGCAATCTGAGATGTGATATTTAAAAATTGGCCATCAACTGTCTGCTTGTACTGAGCGATTTTCGTAGCAATATCATTGCTCGTTTGCGTACTTATCGCACTTAAACGACGCTCAAGACCTCTCACGTCCTCTTGATAAGTAGCCTTACCAACATAATCCCTCGTAACCAGCTCACGAACTGCATTAGCTTGACGAGCACTCTCCTCACGAGTATAACGTTGTAGGGCATCCTGTCGCTGACCGTCTTGGCTGACATAGGTTTCAACCGTCGCCAATTTAGAAGATAGACCTTCAGCCGTCTTCTCAAATTCAGACTTAGCTACGACAAGGTCTGTCTTGCCATCTTCAGGAGCAGGACCTGCATCTATACGAGTTGAGCTTCTGGTCAATTCAACCTTGCGAAACGCTACATGGCCGATCTCGTTATAACCAAGAATAATTCGCCAGAAATCAAAATTATCAGGCTTGGTCAGCGCTGGTATAGTGATCTGATAAGTCTGCCAGCTAGACGTGAGATTGAAATTACCATACATGATTTCAGGATTGCCAGGCGCTGTCCGATTAGCCCTTAAGGATACCCAGACGTTTGGAGAACCAGAGTAGCAAATCCCTTGAAATGAGAGGGTGTAAGTCTCGCCAATCTCCAAATCAAGAAGAGCTGTCGAACTCTTACTGGAAGCTCGACTCCCTTCTTTCGAATAGATTTGCATCTGCTTCCAAGTGTTAGTCGTGCCTTTAACATTGTATTCGCCATTCAAAATGGTCCAATCTTGTGGACTACTATCGCCTTGACTATATTGCCAAAGACTTCTTGAAAAGTCATAGTCTTCAGCATAATTCCGCCCACCGACCTTCATCTTCGAAAATTCTTCTCGCAATTTCCCAGCTTCAGCCACAACTAGGGTCTTATCTGCCTTGTCCTTGGTTGCATTCAAGATTTCTTGACGGATAGAACCAGCTCGCACCTCAAATTCAGCCAGACTCAACTTCTGATCTAGCTTATCCTTCGTGCTTGTCTCAAGACTTTTCACAGACTGTCTGATATTCTCGGCAGTCACATTGAGCGAGCTGATGTCAGCCTTGGATCTCAAGCCTTCAGTCAGACGGTTCACACCAGCATCTAGTGCATCAGCGCGCTGCCTGAAGTTAGATTCAACGGTTGAGACACGGTCTTCTTGGTCTTCATACGCTGATTGATAGGCTGGGAAATAATTGCCAACCGATAACATAGCGTTCTCGATGACGACCTGCAAATCAGCTGGAAAGCCGTAATTCGTCCCAAAACGAATAAAGACATTGTTAGTCTGATAGGTTTCAGAAGAGCTAGACAAGTCAATTGTGAACTCAAAATGTTGACGTTCGGTAATCCCACCTTTAAATGTGAGTTTATAGCCATACCACGGATGAGCACCAAAGTGAACATTGGCTTGTGTATCATTGGCTAAGGCAACAGGGAAAGTCACATCAAAAGATATGCGAACATAATCACGCTTGAACCTGTCACTGTTCTTCCAGAAATCAGGGACTATGAATGTTCGGTAGTCGTATGTCGCTTGATCTCCTGTAGTAAACGTCCTTGAACGTGAATTCCTGAAGTAATTCCGTGAACTACCAACCTGCACACTCGCTATCTTACTAGCCAGCTGCTCGGCTGTCTGCGTGAGTTCTGACTTGCTTGCCTTGCCATTAGCTAAGTTGGTCAGTTCTGACAGTCTGCGAGTCGTCGTCTCCTCATACGTCGCTTGCGCTGACTTCACACCAGCCAGTTCTTTTTTGGTCTGAACAAGTGCTTCAACTTGCTTGGCAATCTCAGCTTCAGCCTGTGCTTGCTTCGGTCGAATATTGTTTGCGATGGTAAGTTTCAGAACATCCAAATCGCCCGCCAAAGTCGTCTGAGCGCTCGTAGCCTGTCTCTTAAACTCTTCAAGTTTGGCAACAGAATCCAACCCAATCCGTTTCGCTTCCTGAGCGAGTAGACTGCTTGCGCCAGCGTTTCGCAAGGCTTCTATAGCTTTGTTCTTGATTTCTTGTAGTGGCCCATTATCAAAACTGCTAAAACGCTGGTCAATCGTGTCAGAGAGTTCTCTCTTGACTTCTTCGGCCCTTGCTCTGGTAGCGTTGAGATCATCTGTGAATTGATTGACCAACTCTTCTTTTTGCCGTTCAAAAGTAAGATCAGCATTCTTTAATTCTCTGGCTAACTGCCTTTCAAAATCACTTTGAAGTTGTTGTGCTTCACCCTTGACTGCATCACTCACTGCGTTACCAATCGCATTCGCAAGTCCTGACTGGAACTGACCGAATCCGATAGATTTCAACTTCTTGGCCATCGGTGAGTAAGTGTACTTAGTAATCTTCTTGCGCACGTCGAGATTGTAACGCTCGTGGAAGATGCTCACGACATCAAACATCTGAACAGGCACATCACTCTGACCGACAACCTCAAGCTCAAGGCTATCTTCCATCATGTCACAGAGCGTTGTTCTGAAATACTGCTCACCATATTTCCGAAGACTGGCTTCATCCTTCACGTCCTGGTCATTAACCTCAATCACATCTTCATAGATTTGACTGTACTTGTTAATGAGTGGGCTATC